TTCTATTATCTAGTCAATAATGAGAAATTTTTGTACCCAGAGGACAATCAATATGTTGCTTCAATGTATCCTGTTTATGGAGAAGATGTGGAGAGATTTCACCTTCTATCTGAATGGTCAATGGGAAATATACTTGGGCATACCACTGATCATGTTGCTATAGAAGGTTACGCCTTTGGTGCAGTCGGCCGTGTTTTTCAGATAGCTGAAAACGGTGGATTGCTGAAGCACAAGCTCTGGTCAGAAAACATACCAACAGAAATATTCGCTCCTACGATGATTAAGAAGTTTGCTACTGGAAAAGGAAACGCGAATAAAGAAGCAATGTTAGAAGCTTTCGAAAGTGAAACAGCAGTTGACATTCGCGAGAAATGTGGTATAATTAACAAGCAATGGAATCCGATCAGTGACATAGTAGACGCATACTATATCGCTAAATTTGGATTCACACAAATTAAGGCAGAAGAAAATGATAGTAATATTTAACGGACCTCCTAGATCAGGCAAAGACGAAGCTGCTTCGTATTTCAAAGAGAACTTTGGTTTCGGGAATCTTAGCTTCAAATACCAATTGTTCAAAGAAACGATTGCACACTTTGAAGTAAATGAAGAATGGTTCATGGAAGGTTATCGAGATCGTGACCAAAAAGAAAAGAAAGAATTTGCTTTGAACGACATGTCACGAAGAGAAGCTATGATTTTCGTTTCTGAAGACGTGGTTAAACCTAAAAAAGGAAAAGACTACTTTGGAAGAATGGTAGCTGAAGAGATTGAAGAAGTAAAAAATTACGCTGTCGCTGACGGCGGATTTGTAGAAGAGCTTGAGCCTTTAATCGAAAGAGTAGGCGCTGAGAATATCGTTATAGTACAACTTACTAGAGAAGATTGCGATTATTCCTCTGACTCTCGTCGATACTTCAATGGTAGACTCGTTAAAGAGTATTTCATTAATGGTGAAACAGAGATCGATAAAGAATATGTTCTGCCTGAAGAACTCGACATTCGCACATATCGTATACATAATAACGGTTCTATTCGTAATTTTCACAACGTCTTAGACGAAATTTTTAATGAGCTAAAGGATGTCTACCATTTCGGAGAAGTTAGCGGGGATTCCGATCCCCAATGTGATCAATCTTAAAGAGTGTTCTGATCGGAGAGAATACACTGTTGCTGAGTTCATGAAGCTTGGTGTCACGAACATAAGGTTTCACACTTACGATCGTTACGAGAACAATCCTGTTCCATTTACGGGTGACTCTGAGTTAATCGATCAAATCACTAAAGGTGTTACCTCATCTCATCTTTTAACCATCAAAGAGTGGTACGAGAGCACTGATGAGGAATACGGGATCTTCTTCGAAGACGATGTAGACTTTAGCGCGGTTGAACACTGGAACTTTACTCTTACAGAATTTATAGAAAGGTGTGGTGAAGAATGGGGAGCTCTACATTTATGTAATGTTTTCGAATATCCCTATGATGTAAAAAACGAGTATCCTGCTATGGTTCCTCGACGCAGACAAATGTGGGATCACGGATTGCAATGCTATGTACTAAGGCGCGAATATGCTAAGAAGATTGTCGATTATTATTTCGATGATTGGCAAGTAAAAGGAGCTATTCATATTCGCATGCCACTAGGATCGCCTCCCTCGTTTGAAAATAACGTGTTGCATGGATTCGGATTAGTAATCTCGTTTCCGTTATTCAACCAGAACGTAACTGACTTTCGCTCGAAGAATATATACTATTATAACAAGCAGGCCAGATCAGCAATTTATTCTTACGAGTTCTTAAAAGACTGGTGGGAAAAGAAAGGAAGTAAACTGACGCTTGAACAGATTTTTGACAACGATCGTGAAAAACATAAAACTTATGGAGAATTAATATTATGAAATTGAACGCAATGACTAAACTCAAAGCACTTAACGAGATCATTAGTGACATTGAAGCTCAAGTTACTTTTGAAGATAGTGGTCACCTTTACACGACATTAACAGTACTTAGACAAGAAGCTGAAAAGCTTGAAAATCAAATCGAGCAGCTTGTCACTGCTTAGGAGTAAAAATGGACTACGATACAATAAAAGAAAAACTAGGAGCTGGCGCATGTACTGTGGTTTTTACAGTAAAAGATGGCGAACAGCGAACTTTTAACAGATGCACAATTAAAGAATCTTTAATTCCAGCAGAACATTTTCCGTTTAATAGAACACCTCGTGAAGGTTGGCATACAAATCCAAAAGTTCTATCAGTGTGGGATTTAGATGCTGCAAGTTGGAACGGATTTAACATGGATAACGTTGTTAGCGTTACTGAAATCGCGGAGTAATAATAATGAGTTGTGTTTATAAAGGTAGCGTGATTGAATCAGAACTTTCGAAAAATTCGAAAGGTGGAACGGAAATGATGCGTCAGCGCTTGATCGATAACATTGATCAAGCAGCTCTAGAAAACGTAGCTATTCATCTTTCCCGTCCAAGAGAAATTTTTGATGATGTTGCAAACATTCTTTGGTGTCATGATCTCGCAGAAGATCCAGAAAATAAGATTCTTCGTGATGGAGGCTGGCAAAAGTTTGACCACTTTGTTTTTGTTTCAAACTGGCAGCGTGACCAATACATTCTTCGTTTCGGTATTCCTTACTCGAAGTGTTCTGTAATCTATAACGCTGTAGAGAAACAATACGCACCAAAAGAAAAAGATATGTCGACTATTCGATTCGTCTATCACACGACGCCACATCGCGGTCTAGAACTTTTGGTTCCTATTTTCGATGCGTTGAGTAAAGAGTTCGACAACATTCATCTAGATGTTTTCTCTTCTTTCAAGATTTATGGTTGGGAGAGTCGTGATGAATCTTACTCAGGTCTTTTCAAGAACATCGACATGCATCCTAAGATGACGTATCATGGTGTGAAGAGTAACGAAGAAGTTCTCCAAGCTTTAGACAAAGCTCACATCTTCTTGTATCCAAACATTTGGAAAGAAACAAGCTGCATCGCTCTTATTGAAGCGATCAAGAGCCAGGTTCTATGTGTACACCCAAACTATGGTGCTCTACCTGAAACAGCACAAAACGCTACTATCATGTATGATTTCAATGAGGATCCACAAGCCCATGCAAACTATGCTTTCGCGGTCGCTAAGCAGATTCTAACTACTATGAATAATGACCCGAATTACTTTCATGGGTTCACATATTCAGATCGATTCAACTTGGCTAGAAACAACATTCAGTCTTTCAAAACAATGTGGACTGCTGTGTTGGCAAGGTTTCCAAAGTGAAAGACAACATCATAGAGTTTCCTAGATTGTTCGACAGCCCTCCTTTGACTCCCGAAGATGTTCAAGAAAAGCTTCTTCGATATAAAGAAAGTTATTCGACAGAGTTAGCTGAGATCATTTGGGAAAACGTCCTAGGTGAGATGGCTCGAGCCGGTTGCCACTTTGATGAAGATATTAACAAGTACTTCCCAAGTATGGTACTAATCTTCGAGGCAATCAAATCTCTACATCTCAAAACAATGGACGTCAACCACCCACTCCAAGACTTCGCTGAAAAGAATGTTCACGTTTTTGAGGCAGACGATCAACACGCAGTGGGCGGATTCAAAATAAGTGATGAAAATGATGAAAAAACAGTTGACATTGACAAGGAAATAGATTAAAATATACTCTGAATAATTTTTTGGAATAATATTATGGCTATTTTAGTTGACTACAACCAGGTGATGCTGGCGTCTCTATTCGCTGGCATCGGTAACCACACTGACATGGACGTTGATGAAAACCTTCTACGTCACATGTTCTTAAACTCTATTCGATTCAATCGAAAAAAGTTTCATAAAGAATACGGTGAGATCGTTCTTTGCGTCGATAATAAAGACGTTTGGAGGCGAGACTACTTTCCCTACTATAAAGCAAATCGTAAAAAGTCACGAGACGAATCTGATCTTGACTGGAATAAACTATTCGAGTCTATTCATCGAATTCGTGAGGAGATTACGAATTTCTTTCCTTATAAAGTCATCTACATCGAAAGGTGTGAAGCTGACGACATCATCGCTACGATCATTCATGAATATGGAACAGAACTCAACATGGGTTCTGAAAAATTCTTGATTCTTTCTGGCGACAAAGACTTCATTCAACTTCATCGCTACGCGAACGTCGATCAATATAACCCAGTTCAAAAGAAGTGGATTAGAAACGACAATCCTGATAAATATTTACAAGAACATATTCTAAAGGGTGATGTCGGTGACGGCGTTCCAAATATTCTTAGTTCTGATAATTGTTTGGCTCTTGGTGAGCGCCAACGACCAATGACTTCTAAGCGTATGGTTACGTTTATTAAGTCACCAGAAACTATGGATGAAGAAACACGTTTGCGTTTCAATCGTAACAAGAAAATGATTGATCTATCGCAAGTGCCCGAAGAATATAAAACCAAGATTCTTGAAGAATATAACTCAGAAAAAGAAATAGGTCGTGAACATCTATTTAACTTTTTCGTTAAGAAAAAACTTAAGAATCTAATTACAGACCTACAGGATTTTTAACATGATTAAAATTGCAATTGCTGATGTTATTAAAAAAGCAGCAGAGATGAAAAGCAAGAACGAAAAAGTAGAGTGGCTTAGAAAGAATGATGCAGTTCCGCTGCGAACAGTTCTAAGACTCGTATACGATACTGACATTGAGTTCTTGGTACCCGATACTCCACCACCGTGGAAAAAGAACAAGCTTCCAGATACTGACACTATGCTTTACCGAGAAGCTCGTAGACTTCGCATCTTCGTTAAGGGTGGAGGATACGACAACTTAAACCAAGTTAAAAGAGAATCATTATTCATTAGTCTCTTAGAAGACATCAACAACAATGATGCTGATCTTCTAGCTAATCACATGATTTCTCACACCCCTGTTAAGGGGCTAACCCGAAAAACTTTGGAAGAAGCATTTCCAAATCTTTTCACGTCGCCCATGCAATTAACCTAAAGGAAGTAATTTTCAGATGGCTAAGCGGTTTAAAAATTTCCGTAACGAACACTTTGATGATTGGGAGGATATTCGTAAAGAAGATCGTCGGAAAGAAAAACAGAAAGGCAAGCGTCGAGACAAAAGACATAATCGTCTCGATGAAAAGTTCAGAAACTTTAAAGATTTTAGAGATGATCATGACTATGAATAATAGTGGCATCTTAAATAAGATGATTCAAGAGATTAAGAATGTAGGTCTTCATGCTGCTTATGTCAGTATTGAAGAAGATCGAATCCAGAATCTACTTAATTATTGCCATTCTAATAATATCACCTGTAGCCTAGTAGACGAGTCTAAGTGGCCATGCCATAAAGAAAGCTACTACATAGGTGACGAATCCGAACCAAAGAATTTACAGCTATTTTCTTTAAATTTTTAGTTGACATTTCCACGAAACTGTGGTATAATGGTTTCGTAATGATAAGGAAATGGAATAAAAATGAGAAATAAAGTGATACTAGTGGACTGTGATGGCGTCCTGCTCGATTGGGTATACTCTTTCGGACAGTGGATGAAGCGTCACGGATATGTTGAAGTTCGAGATGATACTTACAACATCGAAGAACGATATGGAATTCCCAGAGCGGAAGGTAAGAAACTAACTAGAATGTTTAATGAGTCTGCTTGGATTCGAAAACTACCTCCTTACCTAGACGCTATTAAGTATGTGAAAAAGCTACATCAGGATCATGGATATATCTTCCACGCAATTACTTCTTTAAGTAATGACGATTATGCTCAACACTTACGTACTAAAAATTTAATCGAATTGTTTGGTCCTACTGTATTTGAAAGGTACACTTACCTAGACACTGGAGCTGACAAGGACGAGGCTCTCAAGAAATACGAAGGTAGTGGTTGCGTTTGGGTTGAAGACAAACCAGAAAATGCTGACGAAGGTCTCAAATGTGGCCTAGATAGTGTGTTAATGAGTCACGCTCACAACGCAAACTATAATGGACAAGCCAAACGAGTTCACAACTGGAAAGAAATCTACGATTATATAGTCGGCTAAATATAAATAGCTATATAGAGACGAAATGGAATACTGATGCCAACATACAGTTTCAGAAACAAAGAAACCTCAGAAGAGTTCGATCTTATCCTTAAGATTTCCGAACGCGAAACTTTTCTTCAAGAAAATCCTCACCTCGAACAAATTCATACAGCAGCGCCAAGATGCATTGACTCGGCGCGGCTTGGTCGCATGAAACCCGACCAAGGTTTTCGTGATGTGTTAAAATCGATGAAGCAAAATAAAGCTTACACCGGTAATAAAATCAACGACTGGTCTTAGTAAGCGTTACGACGCATATTAGGCCTTTCGTATATAAGGAGGTTTTATATGTCGAGACAACGTCGTATGTCGCAGAAAGAAAAGCGCAGAAATGAGCGCGAGAAAAATGGAACATTAAATTCCAAGTTTAGTATGAGACCAATTAAACCTATCACATCAACACAAGAGGATATGTTCTATAATTATCAAGCTGGATATAATGTAGCTGCAATAGGAACTGCTGGAACGGGTAAAACAATGTGTGCGTTATACTTAGCACTACAAGATGTTTTACAATCAGAAGATTATGATCAAGTGGTAATTGTCCGTTCAGCGGTACAAACGAGAGAACAAGGCTTTATGCCAGGATCTCAAGCTCAAAAAGAAGCAGTCTATTCAGCACCTTATGTTGATATTACGTGTGATTTATTTGGTCGCGGTGACGCATGGGATATTATGAAACAGAAACACCAAGTGAAATTCATGACTTCTTCTTTCGTACGCGGATTGACGTTTGATAATTCTATCATAGTAGTCGATGAATGTCAGTCGATGACTTATCACGAACTTGACAGTATCATTACTAGAGTAGGTGAATCTTCTCGCATTATCTTCTGCGGAGATACGCGACAAGACGACTTGGCTGGTTCTAGAAATCGTAACGATGTTTCAGGATTAGCGAAGTTCTTAAAAGTGTTAGAAAAGATTCCTTCATTCAAAGTAGTAAACTTTGGAGTCGAGGACATTGTTCGCTCAGGCCTCGTAAAGGAATATATAATTGCAAAGGAGAAAATAGAAAGTAGACCTATTGCTTTCGCTCCAACTTATGCAGTAGCATAACTATAATGGGGGGCAGGGTGTCCCTTGTCTTAGGACTTGGGACACTTTTGCTTATTTAAATAATAGAAAGGAAAAATGAAAATGACAACACATGAACAAATCGTAGCACAGTATGAAGCTTATCTTAAAGAGCAAGCTTCATTTGAAGAGAAAGGCGTGAAAGCTGCTGCAGCTAGAGCAAGAAAAGCTCTGGGTGAAATTACTAAACTCGCAAAAACACGTCGTGCAGAAATTCAAGAAAAGAAAAATTCTTTGTAAACGATTATAGATAATTATATTATGGCAAAGTATGCTATTAAAGTTCCTTTCGGTTCCGAAGAAGATGATAAACTCTTCGTAACCGAAGGAGATACTAAATTTAAACTCAGAGTCAAGACGTTCGATAACGTTCAAGAAGCTCGATCACATGCAAATTCATGGGGTGAAGGAGCAATAGTCGTCGAACTCGATGACGATTACGAGATACTATTATGAGCACACAAGAAATACAAGACTATAAACTCAATTGGCTAAGAAAGAAGTGCTTTCAAGTTAAAGCACAATATGCCAAATTCGAAGAATATGATACTTGGTTAAACGATAACTTCGAAGAAAAAGAGTGGGAAAAATCAATTAATCAAGAAAAAGGCGAAGCAACATACTACTTCGAAAAATCACAAACAGCCGAAAAATTTCGTGAACAATTCTTAGGAGATTCGCGTACAGTAGATACCGGCCAGTAAAAAAGGAATACTATATTATGGCTTTTACCCATTATGATCATGGGATTGATCTTCCTCAACTTACGAGACAAACGACCGAGTCTGGTCGTAAATACTTTACTCCTACGGGAGAAGCATATCCTTCAGTCACTACCGTTCTAGGCATTCTAGGAAAGCGCGAGCTTATGGAATGGCGAAAGCGCGTAGGTGATGAAGAAGCAAATCGAATCTCACGACAAGCTGCTAATCGTGGTACCGCAGTACATAAACTTTGTGAAGACTATCTAGATAATAAAGAAGACTTCTCGAAAAAGCACATGCCTGCGAACATTCATATGTTCAATACCATGAAGCCGGTAATTGATACAAAAATAAATAATATATGGTTCCAAGAAGCTTTTCTCTACAGTGATGAGCTACGAACTGCAGGGCAGGTTGACTGTATCGCGGAATTCGAAGGCGAACTCTCAGTAGTAGATTTTAAAACTTCTCGTAGACCCAAAAGTGCAGATAAGATTCAAAACTACTTTATGCAAGTATCTTTTTATGCAAAAGCTTTTGAGGAACGTACTGGTACACCTATTCGTAAAGGTGTAGTACTAATAGGTGTAGATGAATCTGAACCACAGACATTTGTTATCGACACGCAAGAGTATTTAGAACACTTCAAAGCGGTAAGGGAGACGTATTCTGAGCTCTATGAAAAGAACAAGATACATAATAGTTGATCAAGACATGGGAGTATTCCTAGGAACTTATAATGGTTCAGATCTTGGTGCAAAAGATAATAGGGTGTACGCTTGCT